ATAGTCAGGGTATAATAAATTGTAATTTATTTGTGAATATAATGAACCACTATATTCGTGTAATATTTTAGACATTAATTCCTCAAAATATACATCTTCGTACGCGTATTGAAAGTTAAATTTTCCTACCGATTTTTTAGAAGAAGGTTTTATTAAACCTATTGTTGTTAATTCCAATAACTCCTTATTTATATAAGTATCTCCTGAGGTTTTTGAAGTTAGCTCAATAATCCTGTGCTCTTTCAACACATTATTTAATGTATTAAGATTCACAATAGCCTTTTTCCCTATAAAATATCCTATATTATAAAAGGTCTCAGGGTTCTCATATGTCTTCTTTTTAAGCAAAGCATTATTGGCTATAATGCATCTCTTCATCTCATTATTAAACATAAATAGTGCCTTGTTAACTCCATAAGCCTTCTTATTATATATGATAACTATATTATTAGCATCATTATCGAGGTAATCCGCCACTGGTAGATTCTCTAAATTTATAGGATCATATACTAACATATCTGCGCTATTTTATATATTCTATAATATATCATCATAATAATATATTAAATTACAAAAATAAAGCAGTTATATTAGAATTATTTACAGCTTAGCCTCGCACTCTAATGTTTTAGGATTGCGACGAGTTCCCTTAGGGCAACGCGCCATTTTGGCTTTTGTATTATTTTTAACAATGCATTTCATTGTTTTTATATCTCTTCTCATTCCTTTCGGACATTTATTCAACTTAACAGGCTTAACAGGTGTAATATCCTTGCTTTTGCTGGAATATGCAACAAATTTTTTAACCTTTGATATTGAATCGGATGAAGATTTTTTTTGTTCAATATGAGATATTTTTTTAGGTTTTATATCATAAGTATCTAATGATACACATCCTGTTTTAATAGTAAATTGGTCAGGTTTAAAAGGTTTCGCTAATACAGTATATTCATTTCCTTGTTTGCTTATAAGTTCAAATATTATATTACGAGGTAATAAATATTCTTTTTCATCTTTATACATAGTATTTGAAACCATATTTATAAAAGGCAATCCGTCTTCAAGATATATTTTGTATAAAACAGATTTTGCAAGATTTTGAGAAAACATTTTAGCAACTGAATATTTAGAAGAAATAGAAGTATAATTAAGAATTAGCGCAGTATCACCAACATTTTCAAGAGCAGTACCATTTGTGTTAATATATTTTTCTTTCATTCCCCTATAAAAAACTTTTTTATAAGTTTTTTCATATCTGGGCGCTGCTTCAACGAATACTGTGTCTATTTTAGTAATTATTCTGTCTAACTCATTTTTAAAGTCTATGTATTTTATAGTATTATTAACAGTAGTATTAAATTTGTAATATAACTTTGCTTTTAAATCGTAATATAAAACATTTTTTATATCGTAGTCCACTATATTGTTATCATTATTATATAATTCAGGATCCAATAAATTTTTATTGATATAAAAGTACAATCTCCTACTATATTGTTTTAAAAATTCCGACATTAATTCGTCAAAATAAACATCATCCATACCAAATTTAAAGTTATTTTTTTTAGAATTTTTATTAGTTTTGTTTTTATCAATTATGTTTATAGTTGTTAATTTCAATAACTCCTTATTTATATAAGTATCTCCTGGGGTTTTTGAAGTTAGCTCAATAACTCTATGCTTTTCCAAAACCTTATTTAAGGTAGCGAGGTTAACACTTGCCTTTTTACCAATAAAATACCCTATATTATAAAAGGTTTTAGGATTTTTATATGTAGTTTTTTTAAGTAATGCTCCATTCTCGATAATACATTTCTTTAATTCTTGATTAAACATAAATAGTGCCTTATTAACACCATAAGCCTTCTCTTTTAAAAACACAACTATATTATTAGTATCATTTTCTAGGTAATCGTTAAATGGTATATTCTCTAAATTTATAGGGTCGTATATTAACATTTTTTATTAGTATATCTATAAAATGATTGGATTATAATTTAGGTACGCATAATAATGTTTTAGGATTACGACGAGTTCCCTTAGGGCAACGCGCCATTTTTGTTTTGGGAGGTTTTGGCTCAGGCTCAGGCTCAGGCTTAGGCTTTGCCTTAGTTTTCATATTCTGTTTAGGGACGCATTCCTTTGTTATTTTATTTCTTACCATTCCGTTAGGACATCTCTTTGATTTAACAGGTTTAACATTGTCTTTGATTTTTCCCGAATCAGCTTTTGACTTTACTTTAGTAGGAGATGATGACAATTTTTTAGATTTTATAGATGATAGCGTAGCGGGCTGGATATCATAAAAGTCTAATGGAATACAGCCAGTTTTAATGGCGAACTGATCTTTTTTAAAGGGTTTCGCTAAAATAGTGTATTCTTTTCCTTGCTTACTTATAAGTTCAAAAATTATATTACGGGGAAGCAAGTATTCTTTTTCATCTTCAAATACCGCATTTGATACCATATTTATAAAAGGCAATCCTTCTTCGAGATATATTTTATAAATAATTGCTTTTGATCCCGACATAGCAAAGTTTTTAGCTGCATCATATTCTGAAGAAACAGATGTATAATTGAGAATCAGCGCGGTATCACCTATATTTTCTAATTCGCCGCCATCTGTATTAATATATTTTTCCTTCATTCCTCTATAAAACACTTTATGAATATAAGTTTTTTCATATCGTGGCGCTGCTTCAATAAAACCCTTGTCTATTTTAATAACCATTTTATCTACAGCATTTTTAAAGCTTATGTTATTAAATTTTTTTACACTTTTTGAAATTTTTTTTAATAGTTCAACTAATTCATAGTTTAATTGTCCCTTATTATTAAATTGCTGATTATATAATTCGGGATTTATTAAACTTCTATTGATATAATAGAACATTTCCAAACTATATTCTTTCAAAATAGAAGACATTAGTTCATCAAAATACACATCTTCATAGGCGTGTTTAAAATTAACATTTCCTATAGAATTTTTAGATGGTGGTTTTAGGATGCCTATCGTTGTTAATTCCAATAACTCCTTATTTATGTAAATATCTCCTGAGGTTTTTGAAGTTAGCTCAATAATCCTGTGCTCTTTCAAGACATCGTTTAATGTATCAAGATTAACAATAACTTTTTTCCCTATAAAATACCCTATATTATAGAAGGTCTCCGGGTCATCATAAGTCTTCTTTTTAAGCAAAGCATTATTGGCTATAATGCATCTCTTCATTTCATTATTAAACATAAACAGCGCCTTGTTAACTCCATAAGCCTTCTTATTATAAATGATAACTATATTATTAGCGTCATTATCAAGGTAATCGGCAACTTGTAAATTCTCTAAATTTATAGGATCATATACTAACATCTCAGAACTATTTTATATATTTTATATATTCTATAATATATCATCATAATAATTACTATATTGCAAAAATAAGGCTGTTATATTGGAATTACTCAAACTTTGGCTTAGCTTCGCATAGTAATGTTTTAGGATTGCGTCGTGTTCCTTTAGGGCAACGCCCCAATTTGGCTTTTGGCTCAGGCTTAGCCTTAGCCTCGGCCTTAGCTTTTGCTTTAGAAACACATTCCTTTGTTATTTTATTTCTTACCATTCCCTTAGGACATCTTTTTTTAATAAGTTTAACATTGTCTTTGCTTTTAGCTGAATCAGCTTTTGACTTTAATTTTAGAGGCGATGATGACAATTTTGTAGATTTTATAGAAGATAGCTTAGCAGATAACTTAATAGGAGTAGCATGTAGAGGAAGCGTAGCAAGCGTAGAAAGCGTAGCAGATAGCGGAAGCGAGGCAGGCTGGATATCATAAAAGTCTAACGGGATACATCCTGTTTTAATGGCGAACTGATCTTTTTTAAAGGGTTTCGCTATCACAGTATATTCATCGCCATTTTTACTTATAAGTTCAAATATTATATTTCGCGGCAACAAGTATTCTTTTTCATCTATAAATTGTGTTGTTGATACCATATTGATAAAAGGCAATCCTTCTTCCAGATATATTATATAAACAGCCGGGTTTGTTCCTGACATAGCAAACTGTTTAGCTTCATCATATGCTGAAGAAATAGATGTATAATTGAGAATCAACGCAGTATCACCTATATTTTCTAATTTATCGCCATTTGTATTAATATATTTTTCCTTCATTCCTCTATAAAACACTTTATGAATATATGCTCTTTCATATCGTGGTGCGGCTTCAATAAAACCCTTATCTATTTTAGTAATTACAGTATCCATAGCATTTTTAACATCTATATTCTTAAAGCTTTTTTTATATTTAACTTTTAAATCTTTTTGTAACACAGATTTTAAATATTCGTCTGTTAATGGTTCATCATTATTATATAATTCTGGATCTAATAAGCTGTTATTTATATAATAATAGAGAGACATACTATATTTTTCTAAAATAAAGGATATTAATTCATCAAAATATACATCTTCATACGCGTGTTTAAAATTAACTTTTCCTACCGATTTTTTAGAAGAAGGTTTTATTAAGCCTATTGTTGTTAATTCCAATAACTCCTTATTTATATAAGTATCTCCTGAGGTTTTTGAAGTTAGCTCAACAACCCTGTGCTCTTTCAAGACATCGTTTAATGTATTCTGATTAACAATGACTTTTTTCCCTATAAAATATCCTATATTATAGAAGGTCTCTGGGTTATCATATGTCTTCTTCTTAAGCAAAGCATTATTTGCTATAATGCATCTCTTCATTTCATTATTAAACATAAATAGTGCCTTGTTAACTCCATAAGCCTTCTTATTATATATGATAACTATATTATTAGGGTCATTATCAAGGTAATCATCAAGTGGTATATTCTCTAAATTGATAGGATCATATACTAACATTACCATGATATTTTATCTATTTTATATAAATATATTTAAAAAAAATGATATATAAATATATCAATATTAATATTTAAAACAAATGCAGGGAATTATTAGTTTTTCTAACAGGATAGCGCTAAACATTAAGAGCAATGAGCATAAAGATGATATTTTGAACGATTTGAGTACCTTGTACAAAATCAAGATATTACAAAGGCATCATCATAATCTTGATAATACGAATGTTAATGTAGTTACTACTAATCATCTTATGAATTTGCGCTCAAATGGTAATAGATACTATCTTTATTTTACTCTATATAATGATATTGAAACGATGTATTATATAGATAAAAAGATACACCCAGGATATCAAAGGCCGCGCATTATATTTGGAAGAGGATTATTTGATAAAAAGCTGTTTAAAAATACGCTTCTTGATGGCGAGATGGTGAAGTGCAAGGATGACACTTGGACATTCCTAATTAATGATATAGTATGTTATGAAGGCAAATACTTGAATAATAAAACATTGCCTGACAGGCTCAATATTATTTATAATATGCTTGATACTCAATATACTCCCGATAGCACTATTGATGTATGTAATTACAAGGTCAAAAGCTATTTCAATATGTACAAAGAGTCTATCGCAGAATTACACAAGCTCTCCAATAGCCTCAATTATACTTGTAGAGGCATCTATATTTGGCCTTACGATTTGAAATATAAGCCTAAGCTCTATAACTTTGACGAAACTAATGTTATTGATGTAGTCAGAAAAACAAAGGATATCACTGAGTTTAAAACAATTGAAAACCAAAACATCCAGATTGATAATTGCATCATAATTGATACAATCCCAGAAATAGAGCATGTGAGAGAAAATGCCGAGTCGTCTACGCCTTCTACGTCGTCTACGCCTTCTACGGCTACTGTCGCGGCTGCCTCTACGGATGCCTCAGCAGATGAGAAAGTGCTGTTCTTGATGAAAACTCTCGAACCTGATATATATGATATTTATGAGACAGAAAATGCGAATGATAAATCTATTGGAATTGCACTGGTCCAAACGATGAATGATAGTAAAATATTGCGGACGGCTTTTAGAGATAAGAATGCTATGACGGTTCTCAAGTTCGCCTGTACATATAATGACAAATTTAAAAAATGGAGAGCTGTTCGTCAAGTGCTTATGCTTACTTCATAATTGCCGGGAGTTTGTCGTGCGATTTGTAATCAATTAAAGTGAAATCGTTATATGTCAGGGATTCTATCCATTTTATTTTATCATCTACCGACGATTCAATATCTGGCGCTGCCTTTTCAATAATAACTCGCGGGCTATCATATATCTCCAAATCTATTTGTTTTTTTACTTGATCTATATGTTCTTCATAAATATGAGCATCACACAACGACAAGCAGATTTCGGAAGATTTCATATGTAATAAATGCGCAATTATTTGCGTCAATAGCGCACAGCTTGCGATATTAAAAGGGAGGCCTAAGAATAAATCCGAGCTTCTCATAGTAAGATGACAACATAAGCCATCTTTAGTTTTATTAAAGATATATAGAATATGACAGGGCGGTAACGCCATAATATTTAAATCTACAGGATTCCACGCAGACAATACGGCGCGCCTACTATTTTCCATAAGCAATTCCGTAATCACATATTTTACTTGATCCGCTCCTCCCAATTCCGGGAAGTCTTCGGTACTGTCATTTAGTTTATTGGGGATGTATTTTTTGCCGAACATGCGCCATTGCCATCCATAGACAGGCCCCAATTCGCCCTCTTCATAATCTTGTAGCCCTACGCTATCTAAATATTCGCGCTTTGAATTTCCGTTCCAGATATTAACATTTTTCTCTTTAAGTTCATTAGCATTCGTAGAGCCTTTGAGAAACCATAATAATTCTTCAACAATTCCTCTAAAAAATACCTTTTTGCTCGTTATCAATGGAAAGCTGGTTGAAATATTATCAAACTTAATCATACACCCAAAACGCGAGAACACATTGCCGTTTCTCGTATTTTTAAACTCGCCATTCAAAGTATCTTTCAATAGGTTAATATAGCCTTCTTCATTTTTATAAAACATAGTTTGAATGATATGTGATATAGGGATATGTATAGGATATAAGATATTATGTCATTTACTATTTATATATGTTATAATAATAGATAATTGTCGGAGTATGAAGGATTGTCCCAGTGAGAAAATATTGAATCCCATTACTAATAGGTGTGTAAGCAAAAAAGGTAAAATAGGCGCTAAAATATTGAAGGATAATAAAGAGATAAACATAAGCAATGAACATAACAGCTGTTTTATAGATAGCCTCTTGGTCGCACTATTTCATTTCAAGAATAGAGTAATATATAATATGTTTTTTAGAATTAATAAACTGGAACACAGATATGCTCAGCGTATTCAGACAGAATTATATAATATCTATGAGTATATCAATAAAAGCAAGGATATAGAAAACAAAAAATGTAATATGATAAGGAAATATTTAGAGAAATATTATAGAGAGCTTGTGAAAATTAATGAAAACAATAGAATCTTTTTTAATAACAGGGATAACTGGTTGAAGCAACAGATTGATGTATTTGAGCTAATAACTTATTTTGACAAGATATTTAATTTCAAGCTTAATGTCAAGATTCGCGATGGGGATAATAAGTATAAGAAGAATATGATACAAGAGATATCATCATCCTATTTAATGGGAAAGTCTAAGCTTGACATATCCACGCTTATACCAAATCGCCTCGACAGGTATGATTTTGATAGCAATAATTATTATAAAAACTCCAAGGGAAAGCTGATAAAATACTATGAAAAGGAATATAACATATTAAAAACGAATGGCGTATTGATAATAGAAATATATAGAAATATTGGCGATGAAACTAAGCTGGCTACTAAAATTGTCTATCCTAATACTATAAAAATATCAGGGGATAAAAAGGAGCTTAAACTGAGATCTATAATATTACATAAAGGGGAAACAGTAGAATCCGGGCATTATACGGCGCTTTTAAAGAGGAATGGCAAAACATACGAATACGATGATATACGAGATACAAAGGTTAAAGAGATTACCCCAGAATACGAAAAGAGTATGCGAAAAGACATAGTATGCCTAATATACGCACGATAACACCACCATCCGCCACCAATCCACCAGCATCATTCCCTCCTCTCAATAGCTTCTCGGTAGCCTCTCGGTAGCCTCTCAATAGCCTCTCAATAGCCTCTCAATAGCCCCTCAATAGCCTCTCAATAGCCTCTCAATAGCCTCTCAATAGCCTCTCAATAGCCTCTCAATAGCCTCTCAATAGCCTCTCAATAGCCTCTCAATAGCCTCTCAATAGCCTCTCAATAGCCTCTCAATCATATCTCTATAATTATTATAAAAATACTTAGATTAACAGAGCAGTTATATAGACACCAGAATATTATTATTTTTTAATTTTTAAATTTGAGTACATCTTTCTGTTTTTTCAAAAATTTCAAAAGTTTTTTGGAAATTACAAAATAAATCAAGAGATGTACTCAAAATTTAATTTTCAAATTTTACAAAAACCTGGTTTCTTTTTAAGACATCATACTGGTATCACAAATAGCTCAATAGCCCCTCGATAGCCCCTCAATAGCCCCTCAATAGCCCGCGATAGCCCGCGTTGGGGGCGGGTTCCCCCATAGGGCGGTCTCCCCCACCTCTCAGTAAGCCCGCGTTGGGGGCGGGTTCCCCCATAGGGCGGGTTCCCCCAGCGGGTTCCTCCATCTCCAGTCATTATAATTATATAATAAGAAAGAGTAGGGAGAGTAGTTATAGTTAATGAAGAGCGGGAAGCATATTATAATTGGCGCAGGTATTACTGGGTTATATTTGGCATATAAATTGTTATTAAAAGGCGTTTCGGCAGCTGATATAGTTATATTTGAGGGTTCCGATAGAATTGGCGGGCGTATTTATACGAACGAACATAAAGGCTTTAGATATTCAGTAGGCGCAGGGAGATTAGGAAAGAAGCATAAATATGTTATGAAGATAATCAAGGATTTTAAACTCCAAGACCAAATATTAAATATTGGAAAAAATACGAATTATTTTGTTGAAGGGCGCTTGATGAATGAGGCTGAACTATTGAGCCATTATAAATCTAATTTCAAGAGCCTCAATGAATTGTGGAGATATGCAATTGAAAAGAAATTGAATGGTAATAAATATGATCCGAGTTTATATAATTTACATAACTATTTTTCTCTAATATTGAGCGAAAATGAAGTTGAGTTGCTCAAGATATCTCTTGGATATATTGGCGAGATGTATGATATGAATGCCTATAATGGCCTCTTGACATTGCGAAAAGATTTTGATATTCGCAATAATGAGTTTTTCATATTACGCGACGGAATACATATACTATGCGATGTACTCTATAAATATATATTGGATGCTGGTGTGCCTGTTAAATTTTCATCAATGTTAGAAGATGTCTGCGATGGCTGCGAAAGCGGCGCTGGCGGCGACAAGAAATATGTAAAGGTTGGTGGAGTTAAACATAGCTATTCCAAGCTATATCTAACAATTAAAAGGGGTGATTATATGAATATCGGGTATTTCAAGAAATACGAGAGTCTCTTTAATACTGTTAGTGATGGACATTTACTGAGAATATTCGCTCAATACAAAGATGTCTGGTTTAAAGATATGCCTAAGATACTTACGCAAAATAAATTGCAGTTTATCATTCCTATAGATTACAACAGTGGCTTAATACAAATCAGTTATAGCGACAGATATAATGCTGACTTTTGGAATGCCTTTAAAAATGAGAAAGATGTCAAAAAATATTTGACGAAAATATTGAATGAGATGTTTCCTGAAAAAAATATAAAGGAGCCGGAATGGATTACAATGCATTTCTGGAAAGCCGGAGATCATATGTGGAATGTCGGAGTAAATACGAAAAAAATACAGGAAAAAATAGACGATATATTTATTCCAAAAGATATCTATATATTGGGCGAAACATATAGCGAACGCCAAGCATGGATTGAAGGAGCCATAGAAACCGTCCATAAAAAGCTAAATATATAGAAAGGAAGGTATCCGTAAGCCTGCTTAATAGGATCGATGCAAACAGCTACAGTCATTGATGTTACCGCCGCAGAAATTGGTACAGAAAAATTGCGGGCTTCTGGTTCTACTATATTTGGACGCTTCTCGATCGACTAAGCTCTTTTTATCATTATATTTATTTCCCACGAGATTTTTGTTATTTTTCATGATAATATTGAGGATATTATAGGTAATATCAAGCTTATCCTTGATACTGATTTTGCTTGCAATAGAAGCCGACATATTCCCTTTATATAATAAATTTCATAAAATCTTAAATCAATTTTTTA